TTTAGTTCGCCAGGATGCGGTTTCCGTCCCAACAATAGCCAGGTGCAGGTCGTTGATTTGCAATACGATCGCCGGAATTCCTTTGCAAATGTATTCGGCCAAAACTGGCGAAGAATTACCCAATTTAGTTTGGGTAGATCAACCTGATATACGCCAGCCGCGCAGTGTAACTATTGCATGGTTAGTGGATAGTTTAATGATGTATGGGGTTGGGTATCTTAGAGTTACTGAAATTTATCAGGATGATAATCGGCCAGCGCGGTTTGAATGGATACAAAACGACCGCGTAACAGTTAAATATAATAGTTTAAATACCGAAGTTGATTATTACACAATTGATGGCGGTAATCGTTTGCCCATGTCGGGCCAAGGTTCTTTGGTTACATTCCAATCTTTAGACCAAGGGTTATTAACGAAATCTGCTAACACAATTAAAAGCGCGTTGGATGTCGAGAAAGCCGCGGCAGTAGCGGCGCAAACACCAATGGCTACTGGATATATTTCTAACTCAGGGGCTGACTTGCCAGATGCGCAAGTTCAAGGAATTTTAGCAGCTTGGAAAACCGCACGTCAAAATCGCGCTACTGCTTATTTAACTTCTACGCTTTCTTATACCCCAGTTTCATTTTCGCCAAAGGAAATGCTTTACAACGAAGCCAAACAATATTTTAGTTTGGAACTGGCACGTGCTTGTAATGTAAGCGCCGACATGGTTGATGCAGAAATGCAAAAAAGCATGACTTATCAAAACGTATTAGAACGCCGTAAAGAATTTATGGTTTATACACTGGCGCCTTATATCTGCGCTATTGAAGATCGCCTAAGCATGGATGATTTATGCGCGCGCGGCACAAAGGTTCGCTTTATGGTTGATGAAACTTATTTGCGTGCAGATCCAGCGGCTCGCTTGGCAGTAATTGAAAAACTTTTAACACTTGGTTTAATCACAGTAGAACAAGCAATGGAAATGGAAGATCTAACACCTATGGGAAGCGAGTCAACTAGTGCAACTAACCTTTAGTAGTCCAATAGAAGCGGCCGATGCTGGCCGTCGTATTATTTCTGGCGTCGTTGTGCCATTTGGAAAAGTCGGGAATACGTCAGTAGGGCCAGTTGTATTTGAGCGCGGTTCTATTGCCATCCATGACGGCACCAAAATAAAACTGCTTGCACAGCATCGGCCAGAAGATGTGTTAGGCCGCGCTCAATCCTTCCAAACTACTGACGATGCAATTTATGGCCAGTTTAAAATTAGCGCGTCGCAACGTGGCACTGATTATCTGACGCTAGCCGCAGAAGATTTAATTTCCGGGCTGAGTGTAGGGGTTGACGTTATTTCTTCGCGCCCCGGTAAAGATGGAACTCTTTATGTGCAACAAGCCGTTTTAAAAGAGGTCAGCCTTGTCGAAAGCCCGGCTTTTTCCGACGCGATAGTTACATCGGTCGCGGGGAGCGAAGGCGAAAAAATGGTAGATAATAAAAAAGCCGAAGCAATAACAGAAATTTTTAACGCAGTCGAGAAACTTAAAGTAATTCAAGACATCGAAAAAGCGTTAGAAGATGAAACCCAAACCCAACCAGAAAATGAAAGCGAGGCCGCGATGACTGAAGAAACTCAAGTCCCCGATGCCGTATTACCAGAAGCCGCGGCCGCAGATGCGGTTGAAGCTTCACGCCCAACAGTTAAAGCATCTACACCTTATATGTCCCAAACAGTGCGTCATGGAATTACTTCTATGGGCCGTTACACAGAGCACAAAATCAAAGCATCACTTGGAAACGATGAGTCGCGCCTATGGGTATCTGCCGCCGATGATTCATTTACAACAAACCCTGCGTTTTCTCCTAACCAATATCTACGCGACGTAGTTTCTAATACAAACTTTGGCCGTAGCACAATTGATGCGTGCACGAAGGCAACCCTGCCCCGTGAAGGCATGAACGTAATAGTTCCTACTTTGGTTACGAGCGGCGGCGGCGGAAACGGCGTAGCACCAGTTGTAACAGTAGAAGCAGAAGCAGGAGCGGTTCAAAATACAGGCATGGTTACTGAATACATGACTGCAACAGTGGCTAAATATGCAGGTATGAACACAATGAGTATTGAACTCATCGAGCGTTCTGGTCCTGCGTTTTACGATCAACTTACACTGCAACTACAACGCGCGTATTTGAAGGCAACAAACGCGGCGGCAATTACTTACCTAACTGCTAACTCAACAAACGCGGCTACAACTGCGGCAACTGCGGCAGGTTTAATTTCCTACGCAAGCACAGAGCCAGTAGCGGCTTATGCCGGAACTTCTTACTTCGCGCAAAACTACGTGGGTGGAATTTCACACTGGTCAACACTTCTTGGCGCAACAGATACTACCGGGCGCCCAATTTTTAATGCCAACTACCCTATGAACGCTGGCGGAGTTGCATCGCCTACCGGGATTAAGGGCAACGTGCTTGGACTTAACTTCTCGGTTGATGTTGATCTACCTTCAACAACTATCGATGGTTCTGCTTTTATTATTACACCAGAAGCAGTAACAATTTTTGAAAGCCCCACCGCTTATATGAGCGTAAATGTGGTTTCAAATTTACAGGTGCAAGTGGCAATTTACGGCTTCATGGCACCGCTTGTAACAATGACACGCGGAGTTAGAACCTTCAACCTAACCTGATAAATAGGGCAAACCAATAGATGCCGTTACTCCCCTAGTGCCCTTGGGGAGTATCGGTCTAATTACGAAAGGAGTCGCGCATGGCCGCTACATATGTTACTGCCGCTGAATTAAAAGCAAATTTAGGAATTGGCACGCTATACGCGAACGAAATCGTAGAAGAAGTTTGCCAAACGGCTGAAGATCAACTTAATCAATACCTTTGGTTTGACTCCTATCCGGTGGTAGGCGCTGGCTTGCAAAACAACGTAGCCACTTTGGTTATAGCGGCGCCCCTATCATTCGTAACTGGTCAGACAATAACCATAAGTAATTGCGGTGCTATTTATAATGGATCTAAAGTAATTACATCTACTTGGCCATTTACAAATGGTTCTACTACATTTCCTTCACTATTTAATTTTCCTTACACCCAAGGCATTTTTCCTTTGGGTTATTCAATTATTCAATTTGCAAAAACAAATGCAAACGACAATTACCACCAAATAGTTCCGTATGGCAAAGCTTTGGGAGTAGACACCAAAAGCACTGGCTACGCCGCTACTGGTGCAATTCGCCAAGCCGCAATGATTTTGGCATGTGAAATCTGGCAAGCCAGACAGTCCAGCCAAAATAACGGAATGGCACTAGACGGGAGCATTAGCCCCTGGCGGATGTCGAATTCACTAATGGCGAAGGTGCGTGGGTTAATTTCTCCGTATACATCGCCCCGGTCAATGGTTGGTTAGAAATGGTTGCCGTTACAGCCCTTCGTGCCACCTTGGCCGCCGCTTTAACTAACGCGTCGGTTTGGTCAATTTTCTCATTTCCACCGACAAGTCCTATTGCCAACAGTGTTTATATTCAACCCGACGACGAATATTTAACTTTTTCAAATAATAAATACGACACAGTAGGGCCGACTGCAAACTTTAAAATTGTTATGGTCGTTCCGATGTTTGATAACCAGGGCAACTTGGCAGACATCGAAGAATTTATGGTGGCGGTAGTCAATAAATTAGCAGACTCAAATCTTAACTATCGGGTAAGCAATATGTCAGCGCCTATGGTGCTTGGACTAGAGCAGGGCCAGATGTTAAGCGCCGAATTATCCGTTTCAATCGTTACCGAATGGAGTTAAAAATGTCAGACACAGATGCAGAAAATTTGGCTTTCTTGAAGAAGATCGGCCAATTACCAGAAACCCAAAAATCCCAACCAGCACAGAAAGAAGAGGAAAACTAAATGGCCGTATTCCTAAACGCCGCATCCGTTAAAATCGGGGCAGTAGATATTACAGACCACGTTACAAGCGCAACTTTGACCCAATCCGCAGACGAATTGGAAATTACTGCACTTGGCGACTCATCCAGAAAATATGTAGCCGGGCTACAAACTGGCACACTAGATTTGGAATTCTTAAACGACTTCGCGGCGGCAAACGTGTGCGCAACACTGCAAACCGCTATTTATACAACAGTAACCGCAAAGCTTGTGCCAGGGCCAGGAACTACTATTAGCGCAACCAATCCGCTATATACAGTTTCAATCTTGATAAATAACCTAACACCAATTGCAGGTGCCGCAGGTGAAATGTCTAGTTCAAGCCTGTCCTTTACCTGCAATAGCACAATTGTCCAAACAACTTCTGGAACTTGGTAAAAACTAACTAAAGAAAAGGGTGCAAAATGGCAAGGATAAAAATAACTAAAATCGATGGCAAGGTTATTGAACAAAAGATAACCCCTAGCATCGAATATGCGTTTGAAATTTGGAAGGGCATGGGGTTCGCTAAAGCGTTCACCACAGAACAAAAGCAGACAGATGTTTTTTTTCTTGCCTGGGAGGCTTGCCGCCGAAATCCAGAGTGGGGCACCATTAAAACTTTCGGCGCCGAGTTTATCGACTCACTTGAAAAAGTAGAGATAGTAGACGACGAAGCCCCAAACGAATAGAGCGTAATTCCGTAACTTACCTAATTGCCGCACTGGCAGTAGAAACAGGAATTGCGCCAAATGACTTACTTGCATTAGATCGAAGAATGATAGATGCAATGCTTATGGTTTTAAGCGATAGAGCGAAGGCGGTGAAGCGTGCCAGTAAAGGTTAAAGGGCTGGTGGAAGTCCGCAAAGCCATGCGCCAATTGGCACCAGATTTAGATAAAGAACTGACCAAAAACGTGCGTTCTATTTTAAAGCCAGTAGTCAAAACTGCCCGTTCTTACGCTACCCCTAGAATTCCTGGCCTATCTGGCTGGACTTTTAGCGGCCGCGGCAAAGCGATTAGCGCTGGCAATTCAGCATTTAGAATAGGCACATTTCCAAAATATAACGCTAGCGAAGTGCGTGCAGGCATTAAGTATTCAGTGCGTAAATCACGGCCAAACTTAAAAGGTTTCACGGCCCTTTACAGAATTGTGAATGAAAGCAGAGCAGGTAGCATTTACGAAACCGCCGGGCGTTTAAACTTTGGCGGCTCGGAACGATCTAAATCTAGTAACCCAGATGCTGGCTATCACTTTAACCTGGCCCTTAACACTAATTCGCCATTAAAAGGCGATGGCAAATTGCGTGGCCGTTTGATTTACCGGGCTTGGTATGAAGATAACCAGAAGGCTACCAAAGCCGTTTTACAGGCCATAGATTCAACTACTGAGAAGTTTGCTAGATATGTAACCAATAGCAAATATCGTTCCTATTCTTCTAAGGCCGCATAATGGCAACTAATACATCTAAAGTTTTTATTGACATCATTACGCAGTTCACTGGAACTAAAAGCGTAAAACAGGCCGAAACGTCATTTAACAAATTAGCCAAAAGTATTGGCCGCGTTGTAAGTGTTGCGGCTATTGAAGAATTTAGCCGTAGATCCGTGAAGGCATTTTTAGCCGACGATGCGGCGGCCAAGCAATTAGAAAAAACCCTTACAAACCTTGGCATTTATTTTGATGCTGGCGTGCTATCAAAATACATTCAGGAATTGCAAGACACTACTGGAGTTCTAGACGATCAACTGCGCCCGGCATTTCAATCTTTAGCCGTCGCCACCGGGGACTATACAAAGGCACAAGACTTATTAAACACTGCGTTAGATGTCAGCCAGGCAACTGGAAAAAGTTTAGGTGCGGTATCAACGGCGCTAAGTAGGGCATACCTAGGAAATTACACTGCGGTAGGAAGATTAGGGGCTGGCATATCTAAAGCCGAAATAGCGGCAGGCGATTTTAACGCTATTCAAGATAAGTTAAATAAAAACTTTGGTGGTTCTGCCGCCGCCGCGGCTGATACTTATGCTGGACAATTACGAATACTTAAAGCCGCTTTTGAAGATGTGCAAGAAACTATTGGCAAAGGTTTCGTAGATGCTTTTACTACTTTAATTGGGCCAGATGGTTCGGCTACACAATTTGCGGACTCGTTGAAAGATGCAAGCCTTTATATTGCCGACATAATTCGGGGCCTTGGCATAGTAGCCGCCAAACTAAAACCTATTGAATCATTTTTCCAGAAATTTACAGGCGCCGGAACTGTTCAAAATATTCCAGTCCTTGGCTCATGGCTCACAATTCTTAACGAAATAGGAAAAACACAACGCGAACTTTCTGCAAGCTTTATGGGTGCATCGCCAGAGCCAGCCCAGATAGGTTATGCCAAGTTAGCCCAGGATAAGAAAGCCTTGGAAATAGCCAAAAAGTTAGCCGCAGAAGAAAAGAAGAAGGCAGACGCGGCTAAGAAAGGCGCTAAAGCCGCGGCAGATAAACTTAAAACCGAGAAGGCTAATGCAATATTAAATGCCGCAGGTAAGGTATTAGATATTGACCAGGCGCAAATTCTTGTGGCTTTAACCAGGGATATTACTAGCGCTGATAGGGATCGTTTGCTTTTGCAACAGGCGCTTTTAAATGAGAATTCTGACGCCGCTTTAAGGTTATCTCAAAAGATTATTAAGACCCAATTAGATGCAATAGCCCTTGGCGTTCTAGATCCCCTATCTGGCTGGAACTCATCTATTGCCGATGTTATAAATAGCCTAATTGCCCTACAAAACGAATTAGCCAAAATAAGCGGTGTAAAACTTACAGGTTCTCAAATGCTGGCGGCTGATTATGCCGCGGCCTTGATAGATGAAATTGACCCTTCTTTTGATTTAAACACTAAAGAAATTGAAGATTTTTTAAATTCTTTAATAGATAGCAGTTTGGGAAACACTTCCGCCGGGACTGGATACGTAGATGATTTCATGCGTAGAAATCCAAGCACTGGTGCGCTATCTAATACAAATCCAGTAACAGTAAATGTTTTAATTGATCCTAGAGATTTAACCACAGTCGTTACAAGTGGCCAACAAAACGAAACCGCTTCTGGAATTGTGGTAGGAACTAGCAGAATAAATAAATACCCTGGTGGAACTGGCTTCTAGTGGCTTACCTACCGCAAATAAAAGTAACAGTAAATTTTACCGACGGGCCAGTTTTTGGCTACCCCTTTACCCTGGACTCCACCGAGCATGGAATATTGGGAACAAATGTCTTGGCGGATAATGCGGCGGATGTAATAGACGTTTCAGACCAAGTGATAAAAATTAGCACTAAGGGCGGATTTAATTTAATTCAGGATAACTTTGAATTATCTACTGCATCCGTTCGCGTATTAGATCCAGACGGCACGTGGAACCCCCAAAATACTTTAAGTCCACTGTTTGGAAAATTATTACCTTTGCGTAAGGTGCAAATTAGTGCGGTTTATGAAGGCATCGAATATTACATTTTTAGCGGTTACACCCAGGCTTACAATTATTTCTACCCTAAAGCAGACCAGGTAATTGGTTATGTCGACCTGGAGTGCACCGACGCCTTTCGCCTATTCAACCTTGCCAATATTGCCGCCGTTTCCGCCGCCGCAAATGGCCAAGATACGGGCACACGAATTAACAAAATCCTAGACACCATCGACTGGCCAAACTCAATGCGCCTTATTACAACTGGCGGCTATG